CTATCTGAGATATGGTACATGAGTCAGGATGGTGATAGGCGTCGGATAGCGGTGAGGCCCACACGTAAGCGCAGACCGATGAAGTCGCGTATGTTCACTGGTATTGGACCGCCTGAGTTCGAATTAGTGTACGACTCAGAGAAACCAGACCAAGGCCAGATGACGATTACGTCCTTCTTTAACCAATGGGTATCGGGTAATGGAAGGAAACTACAGATACCAGTTCGTGTGAGTCACACAAAAGGAGGAACGAAATGAGTGAAGTTTGGATGATTAAGTGGGACAACATTCCACATCTGTTCTCGTCTCTCGGTGTAGCGAAGCAGAGTATCATGCAAACCTATCCTGATCACCTGATCGTGGGGTCAGGTAGCGAGAGCGAACATTCAGCAGTATTTGATGTGTGTAAGGATGGTAAGATACAGGATCGCGTCACGGCTCTGGAAATGAGTGTGCATAGCGAACCGATAACCATACCTACTACAGTCGGACGTAGCACCGCAGAGTTCTAGTCGAGGTTCCCTGGCAGGGGACGAAATAGCAACGCAGTGAACGGCTGCCAACGTGTCACGAGGAGCAAGACTATGGCTAATGACGAACCGATTGGTATCATCGAGCTTGAGGAGAATCTGGCGGATGTTGAGAAGCCGCCGGAGATTCCCGCAGGTAAGTATACCGCGGAGGTACAAGACGTCCAGGAGATGACGTCAGGGAAGGGTAACACTTACTTCGCTGTGACGTTCCACATTGCTCCCGAGGAATTGCCCCAGGACATTGCGGATCAATACGAAGACGGTGCCAACCTCTTCTGGAACCGGACGATGAAGCCGAAGGGTCGCTCTGACCGCCGTGGGATGTTCAACCTGCGTCGGTTCATCGAGGCTCTCGGACTCGACTCCAACACGACGACGATCGATCCGAACGATTGGATGGGTCGTCCCGCCCGCCTTCACGTTGTCATGGGTAAGTGGCAGGGTGAGGAACGTGCGGAAATCCGTGCGGTCGAACCGGCTGAGGAACGTGCTCCTCCGCCCAAGGCTCGTGCGGCGCGTGGTGGCAATCGTCGCGCCACTGCTGAGTAAAGCGTAACCATCGGCGGTGTGTGGCTCTTGTGTGAGTCACACACCGCCATCCCCATAGGAGTTAGCTATGAATCCCCGAGTGTTTGCCAGACCTCCATCTGTTACGATCAGCCTTGGTGATCTGACAGCCTCGAACGGTGAAGCGCAGACTGTGTTTCGTTGTTCGCAATCAGATAAGGCTGACGTAGACCTTGCGGCAAAGCGTCTTCATATGTCCAGCGCGCAGTTTATTAGGATGGTTGTTATTCAGTGTGCGCGCAAAATCTTAAGTGAAGAAGGGTTGGTGTCGTCATGAATAGCGTATTTGGTTATGGGAGCTCGTCGTCGTGATCAAAGCCATAGTGAAACCAGAAAAGGTTATGGCTTGCGATTTAAAGCCTGGAGATATATTCCAGCTAGAACTGCCTGATCCTATGTATTTCAATAACGAAATGAACCGGGAGGATGTAGCTATCCCTGTGTTCCTCCGTACTAATGTCGATGCCTGGGACGTGTCGGACGCTACCGATATCGTGTATCGATTGAACATCGTGGTGGTGAACGAGGGACACCCGATGGATGTGAGAGTTGATCCCTTCGTTCCACCAGGGATGAAGCCATGAGCATGAGAGAAGCGTGCGAAGTTTATATGAAGCTGTTAAAAGACACAGAGGAACTAACTCCAGAGCAACGGCATCTAGCTCGTGAGTCTTTTAATGAGGGATGGCTTCAGTGTGAAGCGACCCGCCGCGCACTGGAGGCCAAGCCATGACCATCAACCTCAGTATGGAGCAGCAGAACGCGCTTGAGATGTGCTGCGATCTCACCATGCCCATTGTCAGCGTCACAGGCGGGGCTGGTACTGGCAAGACCCTCGTACTCGGTAAGGTATACGAGGAGCTAAAACGTCTGAGAAAGACGATCGTGCTGTGCGCTCCAACAGGGCGTGCAGCTAAACGTATTGAGGAGCTAACCAAGATACGAGCCAAGACTGTACATCGTATGTTGGAGTTCCCTCTCCCTAATGATCCTGACGCAGATGGTAACGTCGATCCTAATGAACCCAGACGGTCTAAGGATTTCCCACTAGAGGAAGACGTGATCATTGTTGACGAGTCGTCGATGATATCTCCCGCGTTGTATAGGTTCATACTCAACGCAATGAAGCGTGGCTCTGTCATCCGTTGGTTTGGGGATAACAATCAGCTACCGCCTGTGGAGGAGGGCAAGCCCCCATTCATCACACTCCTTAAAGAACACCCTGCGATCACACTCACGTACAACTTCCGTAGTGGTGACGCGCTGATTGAGAATGGTCAGCGTATCCTGCGAGGCTCATTGCCTAGGCGTAATCCCAGGTTCGAGATCATCTACAGTGACTTTCCGCTCGACGCCCTCCTTGACTTCATCACAGTAGAATTCACTACAGAGAACTACCAAATCATCACGCCTACGCGGAAAGGTCGTACAGGTACCATCCGAAGCAATCCATCTATTCAAATGAAGTTCAATAGCCGTGGCAAGATGCTGCGCCTTGATCGCTTCGACAAAGAAGAGTCTCCACTTGCCATTCGTGAGAAGGATAAATTCATCTGGATTAAGAACGACTATAAGCTCGACTTGTTCAATGGTGAGTTAGGTTATGTCGATTGGATAGACCCTGACATAGGCGACCTAGGTATTGTAACTGGTGAGCGTGCGGTTGTCATTCCATCTAGGGTTAAGACATATAATTCCTACATAGGCACAGTCATCAATTACGATCCAAGGAAGCAACTTGAACTAGGCTACGCGGTCACTACACACAAGGCTCAGGGTTCAGAGTTCAAGACGATCATCTACTACATAAGCAGAAGCCAGGCATGGTTGTTGAATAGACGTAACTTCTATACAGCGATCACGCGAGCTAGGGAGAACGTGATCCTAATCACAGATCGTAAGGCAATGAACCTTGCGATGCGGCGATACGAAGATACACTCAGATAGTTGTGTGATTCACACAGGGAGGCCGAAGTGCTAAAAGTCGCGAAGATTGAGTTTCCACCGCTAGACCGTGCGGAGTTGAATAATGAGTTCCGAGCAATGGCAGCCAACCTACAGCTTGATACCGAGGTACTCAGCGACGGCCCCTTGTCCTCCTCCATTGCGATTGTCGGTGAAGGACCTGGAGAGACTGAGATACGACATCCTCAGCGACTACCATTTGTTGGTGGCGCGGGCCACTTGCTCTGGGACTCGCTTAGGACTTTTGGCATCAATCGATCTAACGCTTACGTCACAAATGTGGTCAAAAGGCAAATCTCCCTCTCTCGAAAAGGAGGAGAGAAGCACATCGTTCACCGTGATGAATTGGAAAAGTGGATCGGAATGCTCAAGTGGGAACTGGAACAACTCCCCAACTGCACTACTATTTTTGCCATGGGAAACTATGCTCTCGAAGCTATTCTCGGGGACACAGGTATTACAAACTGGAGGGGTTCTGTCATCGACGCTACTCTGCCGAATGGTAGAAAAGGACATGTCGTTTGTGCCTTCAACCCCGCTTATGCGCAGCGTGAACTTAAGTTCGAGCCTGTATTTCGAATGGACTGTAAAAAACTCGATCTTATCAATCGACGTGTGTTCCGACCCCACCGCGTCGATGTAGTGATCAACCCGACATTCAAAGAGGCTATGGCATATCTCCGTGACCTCGAACGCTCCGACAAGCCTATCGCGTTTGATATAGAAACTATGAACACCAGGGAGACGGTCTGCTATGGGTTTGCCAATGACCCGCATAAAGCTATCTGTATCAATCTTCGTGATGCCGAACTTAATCGGTTCTCCGTGGTACAGGAGCGTGAGCTTCTATTTACCATCCGCAAGCTGTGTGACTCACACAACATCGTGGCGCAGAATGGATCGTTCGATACATATCATGAATGGTGGCGTAACGGTCTACGTATCAAGATATGGTTTGACACGTTATTGGCACATCATACTCTATACCCGCAGCTCCCCCACTCGTTGGCTTTCCTCGTGGCGCAGTACACTACGCATCCCTTTTACAAAGATGAGGGAAAGAAGTGGAAAGAAGGAGGGCACATAGATGACTACTGGACGTACAACGGGAAAGACTGTGCGCTCACGTTCGCGTGTTACGAGAAGCTCTACGCGGAACTCAAAGCCCAAGGCCAAGAAAAGTTCTTCTTCGAGCACGTCATGCGCGCGCAGCCTCATCTTGTCAGTGCGACTGTCCACGGCGTCAAGGTTGATGCCTCAGTCAGAGATGTTATTACTGAGCAAGTTAATAAGGACTGTGATGCGGCAAAGGCTGAGTTTCACAGGCTTGTGTATGAACTCACCGAAGATGACGAGTATCTACCGAACCCTAACTCCTGGCAGCAACTACAAGAGTTTTTCTTTCGGCGTCTTCGGCTCCGAGGAAAAGGCCAAAGCACTGACGAGGCTAATCGCGACAACCTCATGAAGGACCCAGGCACGCCTCCACTCGCGAAGGAAATGCTTGCCGCGTTAAACAAATTCAAGAAGGAGGATAAGTTTCGTGGCACCTACGTCGAGTCGAAAGTCTCGGAGGATGGCAGGTTTCGTTGTGAGTACAAGCAATATGGAGTTGCTAGAGCACCCGGCCGCCTCAGTTCTGCGGCAATTATTTACGGTGACGGTGGAAACATGCAGAACCAGCCTGTTCGCGCGAGGAGTATGTATATTGCTGATCCTGGTGCGGTGTTTTGCTATTTTGATCTCTCGCAAGCAGAAGCCCGCGTTGTTGCTTATCGAGCCAATATCCCAAAGTGGAAAGAACAATTCGAACAAGCTCGTCTTGACGGTAAGTATGACTGTCACCGAGCCCTAGCGTCGGAGATGTTCAAAGTACCATACGATCAAGTACCTCTAAAGGATTGGGACGAAGATGATCTCCCTACTATTCGCTACATTGCTAAGCGCTGCCGTCATGGTCTCAATTATCGCATGGAGCGTCATAAACTTGCCGAAGTTACGGAGCTTGCATATCATCAGGCCGCTAGAGCGTGGAGTGTTTATCATGCCATTACTCCTGAGCTACAGAGATGGTGGGCAGCCGAAGAGAAGCGATTCAAGGCTACACGAGAAGCCTACAATGGACTTGGTAGAAGACTCAAAGTCATCCAGAGGATCGACGAGGTTGTACTCAACTCACTCATCGCCTTCTTTCCGCAATCCACGGTTGGAGATAAGGTAACTCGTATCTGGTACAAAAGTGCTGAAGACGATAGATGGCCAGACAAGATGTACGCGCGTATCTGCATAGACGTTCACGATTCATTGATCGCAATGACTATTCCAAAATATGCAAAGACTTGCTTAGCCATCATGAAAGAACATGCCGAGGAGCCAATCATGATACAGGATGTGTACCTTCATCCTTCGGAGCCTTTGATTATTCCGGCAGAACTAAAACAGAGTTATCCAACAGTGTGGGATAAAGTAAAAAAGAAGTTCATCGAAGACCCAAAAGGCTATCATCGCTGGTCCATGCTCAGGGACGTCCACCTATGAGGCCGCATGATGAACTATCTCAAGTCCTTCGATTGTATCTTATGTCAGCAGGCATCACAGGTAAGAAACAGAATGAGATATTTAGGCGCTTCCAACACCGTCCGCATCTAGAGATACTCGCGGAGTTGGAAGCATTATGGGCGGAGCATAAACTGCAACGGTTTACAATAGACAAGAAAACCATCGTGTGGCGTGCGACCGATTTAGCCAATGTGTGAGTCACACAGAGTTATTGCGCCGCTACTCCAGGCAACTCCTCCGGATACGAGAACGGTGCATCTCCGGTGATAGGTTGTGCATAGGGCTGGATGTCCTTTAGTTTGATCGGACGTCCAGCCTTCGCAGAGAATTCCTCCTCCACAGCCTTTTGCATTTTCAGTAGCACAGCCGCTGCGTCCTGTTGTTTGAAGATGTAATAGTTCTTGACCTGACGTAGATTGGTCGGATCGACTTGATTACGTTTCAACTCCTCGAGCACGTCTTTACGATTAGACAGTTCGGCT